AGAGAAAAACCTTGTTTAAATAAGTCCCAAAGTTTCGCTAAATAATCAAATAAGCCTTTTAATTTATCTCCAAGACCGTCAAAAATACTCTTGAATTGGTTGTCCATGTCGGTTAAGGCAACTTCTGGTAAGATGTCTTTGAAAGGTGCGCCACCGCCCCCTCCTTTTCCTTTCTTACCTTTGCCACCACCGCCACCACCTCTACCTTTGCCAGCCCCGTCTCCGTCGTCAGGGTCGTCTTTTTTGTTTAAAAGGTTGATCTCATCAAATCCCATTAAACCTAGTAACTCTTTAACGGCTTTTTTAGCTGACTTGGCAGTGTCGTCTAAGTTATCAGCCATACCACCTGAAGCATCATCTGCATCATCCATGGCATCAGCAAGGTCACCAGCTCCACCTGCTGCATCTTTTAAAGCATCCCCAGCGCTACTTGCTGCACTAGCTACACCGCCATCTTTAACAGTCGCTTTCTTGTTAAATAGCAAGGCAATAAACTCTGCTAATTTGCCAGTGACATTTTTCAATACCATAGCAAAAGAGTTCAAGACTGGCATAATAGCATTGATAATCGGCAACATAGAGTTACCGATATTAAGAGCTGAGTCTTTCAGCAATGATTTAAACAAGCTAATGCGCCCGTTTACTGATTGTGACAAGGTCGTGCCATACTTAGCTGTGGCTTGTTCCAAGATAGCCATAAGGCGGATTTGTTGTTGTGTTTGGTAGTCTAACTGGTTCCAGCTTTGACCATTTGCAAAACGTTTAAAGGCTTCTGTGGACTGAATCATCGCCACATTGACGTTGATTCCTAAATCTTCTCAATAATGTTATCGCATGGCTTTTTATCCATACTTCTTACAATTTCTTGTAAGTTCGGCATATATTTTCACCTACAACCGAATTGTTTAGGTGCTTACCACTCGTGGGGATATTTTATTCTATACTTTTTGACAAAACAAAAAGCACAGGTTCAATCCCTATGCTCTACGGTGACTAAGCCTTTTTAATTGCTTAGTTTACCTCGGTATCGTCATGTTTTAATTCTTTAAAAGTGTACCCTTTATAATGTTTCTTTTCGCCATTCAAAACTTTGTCAATAAAAGACCTAGCTGGGAAAATATCTTTTGAAGCATCACTTTTTGATGCGTACTCCCTTATTTCTCCAGTTTCAAGATGAATGGCTACAATAGGAATTTTAGGCTTACCGCCATCATATTTCCCTTTATTAGCTTCGCTGATTTTTCGTTTTGTTTCTTCGGAGTGTTTTTTACCAAAGAACGAGTTTTTAGATCCTGTTCTCTTTTTAGCGATGTCACTCATTTTCTTTCTAAAATCATCATCTCGTTTTTTACCTGTATTTGATATTGACCGTTTTTTAATGGCTGTTGGGTTATTGAAATATTTTGCGTGAGTTTTATATCTCACTTTTGCTTTAGCACTTAATTTCTCTTTTGTACTTTCAGCAAGTTGTTTATCCCTAACTCCACCACTTTCAATATTATACGCATTGTCAGATGATGATATCCAATAACTTTCTCTTTCGTCTAGTATGTTATCAGATACTTCTTCTAAAATAGAAAATTGAAACTCTGCTTCTCCGAACAAATTAAAATCATCTTGCATTTCTTTTGAATAATGCTGATTGTGACGAAGTTTATATTTGTGGTCATCGAATCGTCTTTTTATATTCTTAGATTGACCGAAATAACTTCGTCCTGTTTTGGTACATTTAATTTCGTATATAATGCCCATAATATCACCTCTTTTTACTAAGTATATTATATCACATTTATACCGAAGTTACAAATTAAAATTTAGAGTTCTACCGATTTTGGTAAGTTCTTAATCCGCCTATTTCTAAGCGGTGCGACAAAAGTCTATCGCTTCAGTGTTACCTAGTAAACCTGAACGAATACGCTCCATAACATCGGTAATGCTACGTCCTGAACCTTCAGCAACAACTGCAGATGTTTGCAACATCTTAGCAGTATAGGCACTTAATTTGTTGGTATCTTTAATAAATCCAGAAAATAAGTTCGAGTAGACTGCACCGTAGTTAGTAGCCTCGCCCACCCCCATATTCATAGCGTTGGCGTTATCGTTAACCCATTTTAAGAAAGATTGCGAACTCTCGCCCATCTGTCGCTTGATTTGGTTCATAGATGCTGATACTTCAAGAGCTGTCTGCGCTGAATACATCCCAACATCAAGCAATTTCTTTCCAAGATAGGCAAAACCAGCGAACTTGGCTAGTTTGCCAAACGCGCTACCAATAGAGTTCGACTGTTCACGAACTTTAGCAGTAGCATTCTTTACTTGGTCAGATGTCCCTTTGACCTGACTCTCAACTTCTTTCATCTTCTTCTTGAAAGGCGCTATCTCAGCGTCAATCATGACTTTTAATTCATCAAGAGTTGCCATTTACTCCCTCCTTCCTTTTGCGATTATGTCTTTCTGCAAATTCACGCATCCGTTCCTTATGCAACAAAAGCACTTGTCTCTGTCGTTCTTGTTCTACCGCTTGTTGTTCTTCTACAAACAACTCAGGCGCATATTCCCAGAACTCAAAAACCTTGGCATCTTTAGATAACAATAAGGAAATGTGGTTGGATATCATCTGCGAAAGTCTATAAGAGTCAATAATCTTCTCTTTACGCTCTTGCTTTTTGACACGGTTATAACTTTCAATCATTTCTCTGATTTCAAGTACCGTTAAATCCCAAAAAACGAGAGGCTCCCCCCCAATGTCCAAAAACATAGGATAAAGCCTCTCAACAATCTGCGTTACCGTTAAGATTACTCGACTACTGTCATTTTTTTCTTGGAAGTTTTCTTGCCCTTGCTTCCTCGTGGAGTAAAACCCGATACTTCAAAGAGTGGCATTAAAACCTCTGTCATGAATGTCGCTTGATCTCCACCATTGTCCACGTATTCATCGTACAGATCATAGACATCATCAATAGAATATCCATTCTCATACTTTTGCAATGCTCCGTGAACTAACAACAGCATAACTTTTAAAGGTGGCAAAGTGAACTCTTCGCCAGCTTCAGGCATGAAGATTTTCAATAGGTTCATACCGATTTTTTCTTCAACTTTTGTTGCTTGATGAGATGAAAGTCGTAGTTTCAACTCTTTCTCATCGTTAATCTTCCAAATTGAGTAAGGTAACGCCATTTAATTAACCTCCAATTCCGTCTGTGAATTCAAGTTCAGATTGCAATGCGATCTTAAGAGTAAACTCAATAACAGAGTTCACACCACCACCGCCAAGTTTGACAGATACTTGACCTTCAAATTTAACCTTGGTACCGTCTGGGTAAGCCTGTTCAAAGAAGAGTTTAGTCTTGTTGTCTGCTGCTGTACGCAAAATACGATAAGGAGCATCTGCCCCGTCGTTCTTATAAGCGAATTTGTATTCAAGTTCTCCAGCATCGCCAATACCGAACTCATATTTTTTAACCTTGTCTTCAAGGGTGGTATTTTCGACCTTTTCAGGTTCAATACCGAATTCAGGCACTTCTTTTAGTCCTGCAAGTTTGGTATAAGTTCCTTTAGCTGTTCCATAAGACAGCGTAATTCCATTTGCTAACATGTATTAATTCTCCATTCTGTATTGATAAACAAGTTCAGAGTCAAGGTCGACAATACCTTCAAATCTCATCAATTTATGCCTCAAATGAGAGGGGTCAGGGATATCTTGACTTTCAATCCTACGCAAACCCAATGAAGCAAAAATCTCATTGATTTTAACTGCGAGGTCGCTAGTGCTATCGTTGTCAAAGATATCAACCTTATAGCGAATTGATGTTTTTTGTTCCTTATCATCGAACCAATCGCCTGGCTTGTTTTGTTCTTCCAAAAAAATAACGACAGGGAAGTGTTCCCAGTCGCTTGGATAAGTGTCGGTCACATTATCTGCGACCTTCTGCAATTCTTTAAAAATAACTGGCTTAATATTAATCATCTTATCTGTTCTCTAATCTTTCTACTAACGTATTTTGAAATGTTATTTGATATGCGGTCGTGGTTTTCTTTCAAGGCAGGATACAAGTACGGTTGTGCTGGCTGACCATACATTTTATAGAACTCTCCCATTTTTTGGAAGTGATACTTTCCTACGTCAATCTGGTCTTCATGCACGAACCAAGGCGTGGAGCGATAAGACACATTCACATCTGGAGAAATCCCAGCGTGGCTTGCTTGTCCTTTGGGTCCAGTCCCAAGTTCGACATAAGTAGCATGGTCAAGGTTTGTAAAAACCTCTCCAAAAACTCGGTCACCCTCAACTTTTACCCTTACTTTGATACTGTTTCTTAGCTCGCCCTCATTCGCTGGCGCTCTGAGTTTAGCATCCGCCTGAACAATGGTCTTAGAAGCATGCAAGACAGCTTGTCTAGTGATATCGGTCGCTTTTGCACCGTACAATTTACGGCATTTAGCGATGAGCCTATCTGCCCCTAGAAGCTCTGACACGTTCTACCTCCAAGACTTGATGTTGACTGTATACTTTCTTTGAAATAACCCGATGTGTGACCTCTGTCTTGCTATCGATACAGACTCCGTCTTTAACGTTGATATTTGCACCCTTGATCGCATTCGCATTCAAGATATCGTTGACACGGTCTCCGTAGATTTCAGATTGTAGCTTACTACTAGCTGGCCAAAGCTCAAGCATTACTTCATCAACACTACTCGCATATCCTTCTTTAACAACACCCTCGTCTGAAACAGTCTTTTCAAACCGTCTGAGAGGGTAGGGTTTCAGTCTATTCTTTTTCCAAAACATGACCTGCCACCCTTGCTAACCTATGCATTCGCACACGCTGTAAAACGCCCGTAGACAACCCGTTGTCAGAGTAGGTAACAGATATACCACCCTCACTTCTAGACTGCTCTCCTTCGCTTCCTGAACGGTTGTAGAGCTCGATTACAAGCTCAGGGATAAGTCTTCCAAGAGCAGGTGTTAGTTTGTCTCGGTTTGTTTCAGATAAGATAATATTTTCAGCTCTTAAAATAAAAGACAAGAGGACAGCCTCGTCGCTCTCGCCTGTTAACATTTTTAATTTTTCAAGTTCCATAAGACCTCCTAATCTAAAGGAGTCGTCTCGTCTCCTTGTGTTTCGGTTTCTTTTTCAATGATTTTAATGATATCCGAAATAGACACACCGAAGCCAACCTTTAAATTATTTTCAAGTACTTCAAAGCGCTCGTCCGTAATTTCAAAGACTTCATTCTCATATCGTCTAATCCCAGCTTCCCAGTCATTGAATGATTGTATAGCTTTAACTTTCATTATTTCTTAATGTCCGCAAGCACTACCTTAGAGTCATCAGAAACAGCCACTGTGTAGAACTCGTCAATTGAGATTTCAGTAGTACGTTTCAAAGACTTACGGTCAACTTCGATGTTCGGGTCACGTTTTAGGTAAACGGTCAATGCTGCAGTGTCCTGTTCAGTTTCGTCATCATGAGTAAGTTTGATGATAGGGCAAGTGTAAAATGCGCTAGTTGTGTCAAGTTTAACTTTCTTAGTTGGAACGATGCGAGTGTTAGCGATTGTACCAATTTCCCCAGTCATGATTACATTAGCTGGATATTTATCAGCTGAGATAAAGTTAGGATCCTTACGCAATGTTGTAACTTGTTTAGGGTTGACAAACATTACTTTTTCAGTATTAACTTCTTCTTCAAACAAATCAATAGCGTCCACGATAACGTCATAGCTGATTGCTTTAGTTTTAGAGTCGTACTTACGTGTGTTTGTTGCCAAAAGAGCATCCAAGGCATCGTTATCAATTTTAGATGCAACTGCAAGTGCAAGCTGGTTCTCAGCATTACCTACTGGATCTCCGTAACCTGAAAGAACTGCCTCGTCTGTCAATTCGACAGCTTTCATAGCTTTCTTGATTGTAGCAGTCTTAGTAGAAGTACCAAGAGTAACTACTCCAGCTT